TGAGCAAGTAGTTCGAAACGATGTCCTTGACCAGTTGGCACAAGCCGTTGATACCGTTGCACTAAACGGTGGTGGATCAAATGAACCAACTGGAATCCTGCAAACCACAGGTATTGGGGATGTCGCTATTGGAACTGATGGTGGAGCCATTACTTGGGCCAAAACAGTTGATGTTTTTGGAACACAGGATACGGCTAACGCATTAACAGGGAATCTTGCATGGTGTACGACTCCTAGTGTGCGTGCAGAAATGATGACGATTGATCGTGCATCGAATTTCGGTCAATTCATTCTTACCGATCCCAATGATTTGATGGGATACAGAATGATGGCATCAACCAATGTTCCTTCAACATTAACCAAAGGTTCTACCTCTGGAAGTTGCCATGCTTTGATTTTTGGTAACTGGTCGGAACTTTTTATTGGCGAATGGGGATCCTTGGATGTTTTGGTTGATCCTTACAGCAATTCAACCACTGGAGCCACACGACTTTCGTTTTTCTACGATGTCGATGTGATGGTTCGTCATGCTGAGTCGTTTACTGCAATTCAGGATATTACAGTAAGCTAATAATCGTTGAAAAAACCTTTAGGATCGTCACCAACGGTCCTAAGGGTTTAACCCGAATGGAAATATGAAAATTAAATTTAAAGCGAATTGTCGGGCGAATAAGCAAGGCTACAAAGTTGGTGATGTCGCAGAAATTCCTGATGAAGAAGCAAGATTGTTAATCGGAATGGAACGTGCGGAAGCAACTGATGAAATGCCTGCGGAAAAACTGACAACCGAAAACGGACCAGTTAAGAAAACACGCAAGAAAAATGGCGCTTGAAACCGCATCGGATTTAAATGCGTTTTTTGACACCAACGCTCACGGATCATCTGTCACTTATACTGCCTCAGGAGGATCACCAAGCACTATAAATGGCATTTTAAATAACGAATATGAGTTGGTCGATGTTGGGGATGTTGGTGTTGAAAATCAAGTACCTGTTTTAACTGTTAAATCATCAGATGTTCCTAGCATTGCTCAAGGAGATACGTTTGTGATTGATTCAACAACCTACAAATCAGTGATTGTTAGACCTGACGGAACAGGAATTACTGAAATAGTATTAGAAAAGCAGTAATGGCAAACCATATTCGGCAACAAATCCGAGAAAGAATAACAACTGATTTGACAGGTTTAACCACTACTGCAAGCAGGGTTTATCAATCAAGGGTTTATCCGTTGGCAGATAATAATTTGCCAGGATTGATAATTTACACCAAAGAAGAAAGTTCTGAGCCTGTGGGCATGGGTGCAAATCGAACAATGGGAAGGGTTCTTGTTGTTCGTGTTCAGGCTTTTTGTGAAGGAACAGCTAGTTTTGATGATACTGTCGATACCATTTGCAAAGAAGTGGAAACAGCTTTGGCAAACGATAAAGATTTAAACAGTTTGGCAAAAGATACTTTTTTGGCATCAACGGAAATTGAATTTGATCCTTCTGGGTCACAACCAGTTGGCTATGTATCAATGGATTTTCAGGTTAATTACGAAACATTGGATAACGCACCTGACGTTGCTGTATGAGTTTAAAATTAACCATAGATTCTGATATTGCATCCTTGACCAAATGGATTAGTGAAACACAAGGAAAGCAGATGCCAAGTGCAGTAAGAAATGCTTTAAATGATACTGCTAAAGATTCAATGTTTTGGTGGAAGAAAAATTTGGATAAATACATTGACCGACCGACCAAATTTACAATCAGAAATATTCAATATACTAGGGCCGAAAAAAACAGATTAGTTTCAGCAGTAGGATTTGCATCACCAACATTTGGGAAACCAGTTGGTCAGGGTTCCGCACACTATATGAAATTGCAAATTGAAGGCGGGACAAGATTACCACAAAAAAGAGCAATTGCAGTTCCCACTTCAAATTATAAAACAGATAAATTTGGAAATATTGGGAAACCTGGAAAGATAAAATCTTTATTGGAAAAACCAAATCATTTTTCAGGAAGCATTAACGGCAAAGCAGGGATATTTAAGAAAAAAGGTCGTGGTAAAAATAAAAAAGTGGAAATGGTGATTGCATGGGAACCAAAAGCTGAATATCAAAGTCGTTTAAATTTTCAATCAATTACCAAATTAAGAATAAATAAAAAATTTAAGGGTATTTTTGAAAAAAATCTAAACCAAGTTTTGAAAAGAAAAAACATTCACGGAATACGAGGATGGCTAAAGTAAGAATTTTAAGAAAAGCCAACGTGCAGGGTAAAGCCTACGATGTTGGTACAGAAACCGTTTTCAATAGGGAAACGGCTGATATCTTGATCCGCAAAGGCAAAGCAGTTGAGGTTCAAGAAACTAAAAAAACCGCTCAATCTGATAAGGAGGAATAATGGCGGCTCATTCTGGTAACGGTGGGATTTTACAAATTTCACCTGACAACTCAACATACAGTGCGGTTGCTTCATTAACTGATTGGAGTTTAGAAATATCAGCCGACACTATTGAAACCACTGGTATGTCTACCAATCTGCATAAGGAATTTATTCCAGGACAATTTTCTTGGTCTGGTTCTGCTTCTGCTCATTGGAATGATGATGATACGGCACAAGAAGCTATTGAAACCGCACTGACAGGTGGGGACAGTACCTTTTATGTTAAATTGTACCCAATTGGTACTTCTTCAGGAGATTACTGGTCGGGAACAATCATCATTAGTTCAGTAAGTTTTTCTGGCACACTAGGTTCCAGTATTGGTTTTTCTTTTTCATTTCAAGGCACAGGTGCTTTAACCCATACCGATGCGTAACCAATGAATTCAGTTCTGAATGCAGGGAAAAAACATTTCTCTGTTAAAATGCAGGAGGATCTGAAATCACTTGAAGTCCCTGAATGGAAAGATGATGAAGGTCAGCCAGTAAAAATTTACTTTAAATCGTCAATGCGATTGTCGCAAAAAAGTATGCTTTTAAAGCATTATCAAAATGAAGAATACGACAAAGCAATTGCATGCCAGATGATTTTTAGATGTCGTGATGAAGAGGGGAAGCCTTTATTTACATTAGGCCAAATCGATCAAATTATTGATGAATTGGATCCTGATGTATGCAGTCGAATTGTAACTGAAATGGATCAAGCAAATGAAAGTATTGATGAGATTAAGGGAAACTGACAAGCGATCCTGACCTATATGCTATTTATTTTTTAGCAGAAACTCTCCATAAAACGGTTTCGGAAATTATGGACATGACCGAAGCCGAATTCCTGGGATGGATCGCATACTTTGAATTAAAAAATCAAAAGCAAAAAAGTGCCGTCCACCACCGTAGAAATCAAAGGAAAAGATAACACTTCTAGGGCCTTTAATAGTGTAAATAAGGCCATAGGAAACATGAAAACTGGCGTATTGGCAATTGGTACTGCCATCGCTGGTGTTGGGGTCGCTTTTGGTGCATGGGTTAATTCCATGCGTGATTCAGTTGACCGAATTGGCAAAGTATCTTCAGCAGTTGCGGTGGGTGCTGAAACTTTGCAGAAGTGGCAATTTACGGCAGGTCAAAGTGGTATTGCAACTGAAGCCTTTAACAAAGCACTTTTAAAATTTTCTGGAAATGTTGGTAAAGCAGGAGCAGGTGCTAAAGCACAGGCTGATTCATTTAAAGCATTAAATATCAGCATTCGAAGGACTGATGGTAGTTTAAAAACAGTTGAAGAATTATTACCAGAAGTTGCTACCAAATTTAAGGTTCTTGGTGATGATGTAAGAACAACTCAAGTTGCTGTTGATCTGTTTGGTGGAAAAGGTGCTGAATTAGTAAATTTTTTAAGACTTGGCGCAGATGGTCTTGAAAGATTTGGCCAAGCATTAGAAGTCCAGGGTGGTGTAGTTGAAGAAAAAGGAGTTAGAACTACTGAACAGTTTAATGACAGACTTGATTTACTAAAAAACAAATTTAAGGACCTTTTTACTCCAGTAATTGAACTTGCCAACAATGCGATAGCACCATTTGTTAAGGAAGCCGAACGGGCAAAAATGTCTTTGCCCGATTTGCGGAAAGAAATTCAATCGCAAATTAATACACTGGTTAAACAAAGGGATGCGATCAAGGATAGTAATAAAGAATCCAAAGGATTTTTTTCAAGTCTTTTAAAAGGTGCTAGATCATCAGCAGTTTCTAAAGAAGCCATTCAAAAACAGATTGATGTTTTAGCAGGACAAAGGTCTGAAATTGAGGCATCCATCAAGGCCATGGAAGAAAGGTTTGCAAAGGAAAAACAGGCCTTAGAACAGACCATGAAGTTGGTGGATGTAGTCGAAGATGCCAGCAAAAAAGAATCAGATTTAAAAAATGATATGTATCCTGTTAATGATGCCATTGAAACCCAGGCAGGATTGGTCAAAGACCTATCAGAAAATTATGAAGAACTGCTGATTCAAAAACAGAATCAAATCGATAAAAACGCAGAACTTTTTGAGGATGAAACTCAATTTCTTGAGGACTTGGAAAAGGAGTACCAGAAGAAAGATTTTGCCTATGCCAAGATGGTTGCTGAACAAATTGAGCAAGATAAGAAAAAAAGAGAAGAAGGCACAAAAGCAGGGTTGGCATCAATTGCTACATTATCTGCCGGGGTCAAGGATGAATCAGATGAACTGTTCTATTTATACCAAGCAACTTCAATTGGTCAGGCTTTAATGTCCACGCATGAAGCGGCGGCCAAGGCATTAACAGCAGGACCCGTTTTAGGACCAATTATGGCAGGTCTAATTTACGGATTAGGTATGGCAAACGTGAATAAGATTCGTAAAGAAAAACCACCAAGTCAAAGATATTTAGGTGGTAATGTTTCAGCAGGTCAGCAGTACCTAGTCGGGGAAAGGGGACCAGAGATTCTACAAATGGGAAATCGTGGTGGTAATATTGTTCCTAATGATGCTATCGGAAAACCAACTAATGTTTTGATCAACATAAGTGCAGTCGATGCAAGAGGGATAGATGATTTATTACACCGCAAAAAAGATACCTTAGTAGGCATTATTAATCAGTCGTTACATCGTCAAACAAGGCAAGCAATATGAGTGGCGCATTACCAACCTCACCTGCGGTTGCTTCAGTAAAAATTAACAGTTACCAAGAAACCATTGTAACTCAAACCATTTCAGGTAAACGACAAGCAAGAGTTATTGGTGGGCAGTATTTTAAAATATCTGCACAGTATCCAAATATGACTCGTGAGCAGTTTGCACCTATTATGGCTTTTATGATGAAACAACGTGGTTCCTATGACACGTTTACTTTTACACCACCTGTTGTAAGTAAACCACAAGGAGTTGATCCTGGCACGCCTTTGGTCAATGGTGCATCTCAAACAGGCAGATCAATAATAACTGATGGATGGGGAACTGGTGCAGTTTTAACTGTTTTAAAAGCAGGTGATTTTTTTAAGTTCACAAACCACACAAAAGTGTACCAAGTAACTGATGATGTAACTTGCGACACCTCAGGCAATGCGACCATAAACTTTGAGCCTGAATTACAAACATCACCATCTAATAACGAAGCACTTGTAACCGATGATGTTCCGTTTACAGTTTTTAATGAGACCAATGTTATTACCATGGCAACAGGTGTTAATAATGTTTTCTCATTTCAACTAAATTTATGTGAAGCATTATGAGCCGTGGTTTATCAAGTGATCAAATAAATGCTTTGGCTAGTGGTGCCATTCATTTAGTAACCATGATAAAACTGGAATTCAATTCTACTTATTATTTTACCAATCACTATAAAACCATCACCTATGATTCTAACGATTATACATCAAGTCCGTTTTTTGTAGATATTACAGAAATAAGAGAAGAATCAAAATTAACCAATTCATCAATTGATCTTACTTTATCAGCAACAGTTACAACGATATTAACGGATTTGGTTACGAATGGTCATATTGGAAAAACGGTTACTGTTTACCTAGCTTTATTAGATGCAGATGGTGCAGTTATTACAAACCCAATCGAATTCTTTAGTGGCGAAACAATTTCTATGAAATACGCAGAAACGACTAAGAGAACAGAAATTGTTTTAGGAATAGCAAACCATTGGGGTCGATTAAAACAGTTTAGTGGCAGACGTTTAACTGATAAAGGGCAACGGCTTTTTTTTAGTGATGACCCAAGTTTAGAATTAAGGGATCAAATTGGGAAAAAGATCACATGGGGAACCCAAGCCTAAAAAAATTACCAGTCAATGCTAAAAAAATTGAATTTTAACGAAATCAACGAAAATTGGGATGAATATAAATCCCATCTAAAAAATGCGGGTGTTTCATCTCATACATGGGCAGTAAACAACGATTATTTTAATAAATATTTCGAAGTGGTGATGGGCCGAGTATTAAGCGAGATGCAAGATGATAGAATGCACTTGTGGGTAAGTTATGAAGGAAAAGATGATTATGACAGAATAAATTATTTATGTATCACCAGGGTATTAAACGATCCTTTTACAAGGAAAAAAAATCTAAATATTTTTGCCATTACAAGAATTCATGATGTTGAAAAATCTATTGCAGACCAAATGTGGGTAGAAGCATTTTCAGTAATTATGCAATTTGCTTCAGCTTGTAAATGTGAAGGTGTTTT